TTTAGGCCAGTTCGACTTTTTAGACACCGATCTTGCTAACGTTTTAGGCGGGCAAATTGGCGTTTTCGATGAGGCATCTCGGGTAAATACTTCTACTGAGAAAGCGGCTTATGACGTGTTAGATGGTTATGTTGCTGATCTCGTAGATGCAGGAACCCCAGCCGCTAGTCGCCCAATTCTGCGACTTGCCACTACCGCCACTACTGACCGTGATAAAGCAGATTTCCTGTTAGACGATGGAAATGAAGCTGGTTACGGGACTTTATTTGGCGAGATTATCGGCTCTCCAGTGGGCTTAGCTGTTACTGGGACTCGGATTGGACCGACTACTGCTGCTGGATCAGGTAAAGTAACCGCGTGGGATAAGCCCGGCTTATATGCTGTTTCTTTGACTGCTGTTGATGCAGATGTTGTTCCTCATGCAGCTGGAGAAAATCTTTGGGACACTCCATTACCTGGCGCTATACTGTATCGTGGTGATACGACAGCTCAGCTAACTCGTGATAATACCTCAACCGATAAGGTTGCGATGTTTATCGAGCTTAGTGAGGGCGGCGGATCATTGGTTACCACCCCAGGCCGTTTAGTTGGCGCTGCTGAAGCTTTTGATCGCATCGTGATTAGTTATCTCGGCGCTACACAGAACTTGCACACCAAGTAATTGACAGTAAGGTGATCTAGTTTAATATTTTCGATCTCGGGACCTGGACTTTTCTCTGGGTCCCGAGGTTTTACTTTAAGAAAGAGATATAAATTAATTTATAGTTGTGAGCCTGTCGGTAATACCGGCTTAAATTAATTTAAAAAAGAATTTACGGATCACGGATGGAAAATATACAACGTGCTAAATAAATTTCTTTACAAATAGGAGAATACATATGTTATTTAATACACACGGAGAGCTTAATGCTCTTGACGACAACGATGCTTTGCAGCAGATCGTTAAGTATGCGTCGGTTATTCAGCGTAACCAAAGTTCTAGTCAGAATTTAGCTGGTCAACCATCTTTTACTGAAGAGCAGAAGGATGAGCTGATTAAGCGTGCTCTGATGACTTCAGAGGGCAAGATTGCTCTCGGTCAGGCAATGGCTAACCCCATTCGTCGGAACCTTGATTATCAGGGTGTCGGCCGTAGAGTTCTTGTTGTAGATCCACTGCCACAGGGCGCTCTTCCAGTTTACGATCGTGATATTGATGTTGCGGCTACTGTCGTTTCGTCTAATGGCACCGGACCCGAGTCTCGCGTGTTTGGCGATCGTGTAACCGTTCCTGAGTTTGAAGTTATGTCGAACCCAACTGTTCGTATCGCTGAAGTGAAGCGGCGCAGATTTAACGTTATCGATCGTGCCCAGCAAAAAGCACGTCAGGAAATTCAGGCCCAGGAAGATGGTAACATCTTTGCTGCTTTGGATTTCGCTGCTGACGCTACTCTTGGTGGGGAAAATACCGCTCAAGATATCGCTGATGCTGGTCTTCTGAAGCGTGATCTTTCCGAGATCAAAGTTCAGATCGATCGTTGGGACCTCGTTACTACCAAATTCCTTATGAACATCATTGAGTTTAATGATATCCTGAACTGGGGTTCTGGTGGCGGTCAAGCGGCTGCAACTGGCGGCGAAGTGGATATGGTCACTCAGCGTGAGATTCTTCAGACTGGTCTTTTCGCGCATCTTTGGGGCGCTGACATCATCGTTAGCAAGATTGTCCCCGTAGGCACCGTATTTGGCGCAGCCGATCCTGAGTTCGTAGGGGTTATGCCCATACGACAGGACATCGAAGTTCTACCAGCAGATGAACCAAAGCAATTAAAGCTCGGTTGGGTTGTGAATGAGATCATCGGCATTGGTATTGTCAATGCTCGCGGCGTCGGCGTAGGTCGTAAAAGCGTAGCAGCTGGCTAAGATACTGAAATAATTAATAAAATAGGATAATTAGGGGAGCCTTCGGGCTCCCTTTTTTTGTCCATAAGGTTATAAAATAGACAACCAGAGCACCAATCTATTAATATTTGGTAGTTTAGTGAGGGCTTTTGTGCAAGCAGTCCGTCAAGTTATATCTTTTGATGGAGGGCTTATATAATGGCCATACAAGATGATTTCGTAATTGATTATGTAGATCGCAAAATAACTTATTCTACCACTTTCGTTCACGATCGACCACCCAATATTTATACAGTTAATGAGTTGTACTCATGGCTTCAGGATACTTTTGATGAACCAGATCAGATGGATGATCCTGTCCCGATGTCCGCACAGACACCTACACAGTACACGATTATTAACAAGTGGTTCGTAGATGATAACTCTATGAAGGCACTTTACGGCGGTTCTATCCAAACTTCTGGATGGACACACGCTAGTTCAGAAGGAATTACTGGACTTAGATGGGCCGATGGTTCTTCAGATGCACCTACAGCGGCTGAAATCGGCGAAACACTTACTGGCGCTGGTGCTGCTACTGGTGAGTTGCTATATGTTGATGGATATAGGCACATTGCTTGGGTTAGAAATACAAGCGCTGGGCAGTTTGTAGACGGAGAAAATGTTACCTCTTCCGGCTCTGATTTTGATATTGAAATATTCGCTGGAACTGAATCTGGTGAGTCTATTTGGGCTAACTGTTACTCGGTTGGTTCGTTACAGCCTTATGGGGAAATTTATGTTGGCCAAGAAGATGACTATATGGGCGGTAGAGCATTCCACGAAACAGATGGGTGGGACGGATACCAACGAAGAATGGAAAAAATAGACGAATGGTGGGACGCAGATGTCGACTTTGCTACTGGGTCTCCCAACTTACTTGGTGGTACTGACCACTTTGACATCCTGGTAAAAGTTAAAGAGGCGGGGTCTGTTGTTGACTCTGGTAATCTGACAGTTTTCGCTAGACAATTCTCTAAAGTTTATTCCCACTTCGGTTTCGTTGGAGGCGTAGGTAACTTCGTCGTTCCGTTCTCATCTACTGGTTCTGACTTGAACTCACAGGAAGGACCGTACACAGTTAGCTTTGATGGTCGGACGGGTAATGATCTTGAGGCCGGTGACATTATAGAAAATGCGCCACACGGAGCTGGAACTGGAACAAACGAACCTGCTAGTCGTTTGCGTGCTGTTGTTACGGCCGTTGTAGATGGAGATCAGGCGACCGGTAGTTTTGACTTCTACTTGGTCGGAGAAAATGATCCGGTTGCTAACGAAAGAACCTTAAAGCAATTCGCAGATAATGACGATTTACAGGTCAGGGGCGATACTACTGATTTTGATATTGCTGGCGCTGTTACACTTCAGGGACCATCTACTGCACAGGATATTACGATTACTTTTGGTAATGCGCAGTATGATATCAATGAAAATGCTGTTGATGAAGAGTATGCGTGTATAATTGATTGTAGTGATGAGGCTTTGGCTGATGTTTACAAGCGTGTTATGTACTTGACTTCACGCGGAAATCAGGACGGAACTGTTGCTGATACACAGGATCTATTGCTGCCTTCTGCTCACCCAAGTTTTGATGAGCCGGCAGAATTTTATAGGGCCGTTGGAGATATAGTTTTCGAGTGGGATACCAAGGGTGGGACTCCACCAGCAGAAGGCACATTTGTTACAAATGCGGCCGGTGCAGCTTGGACAGCATCTGGTGTTGTTGTATCTTTGTCAGATCCAACCGGAGCCTCTGGCTGGGTGGTTCTTACTCAGGTCAAGGGAACTTGGGGTGATGGTGAGAAGGTAGCTAATGTAGACAAACATACATTTGATTATGTTACAATTAATGGTTCAACAAGCTCTCTGGTTGATAATACGGCGGCTCCATTCGGCACCTTCGCTGGTGGTCGTTGGTTCGTTGCAAAGGGCGTTGTGTTAATCAATGTTCCTACCGCAGATAACAATAACTGGGAAACTGTTGGGTTGGATGCTACTACTGCTATTGCGCCGCCTACTACTATTCTAATTACCTTCGCGGGTCTAGAAGCTAATGACCGCGCTGTGTTGTTTGAGGTGGATACATCTGGTGGAATTGATATTACTAAAAACCAAAATGGTGTTAACGCAATTGCCGCTATTGGTGACGCAGCAATTACTTTGGATTCTACAATTCAATTAGATGTTCCTGGCGATGGTTGGATTCGAGTTGTAGATACCTCGTCAACCACTGGAGAAGAATATCGTTATGAGTATTCTGGTATTTCAGGAGTCGCTGTAACTCTGAGGGCACATGCTAATTTGTTAGGAACAGATGGCGGAACTGGAACTACTACTCGTTTGGTAGAAGCAGGAAAGTTTGCCAACTATGGAACAGATAACAATGTTAAGACCGGTATGATGATTCGTGAGACCGCAGCCGACGAATGGGCTGTTGTGTTGCGTAAGGTTTCTGATAACGAAATTGAAACTACTCCGTTAACCAACAGTGGCACTTGGAACTCTGCAAACTGGGCGGCAAATCAGATTATAGTCGCTTTGGCTACAGATGACACTTGTTACTTCGGGTTTATTGATGATGAGTCAGTTAGCACTGAAATAACTAAGAACGTTAAGTATGTTGCGCCTACTTTCTTGGTTGCGAGAGCTAGATTCTCTTCACCAGACCTTGTGGGACAACGGATCTTGCCGTTTGAGCAGAAGACCATTACTCTAACAAATGCGGATCTTACTGTTACTGCAATTCGTACTGACGATACTATTGCCAGCACATAATAAATTGAAGTAACACAAACCATATGGCCCGGTTGTTTTTGTAAAAAGCTAGATTGCAAAATTAGACGGGCCATATTTAAGAGGAAGACAAATGGAAAAAAATTGTAAAAAGAATCGATCTTGCGGAGATTGTATAGCGTGTTGTGTATATTTGCGCATTGAGTCGCCAGAACTTAATAAGAAACCAATGGAACATTGTCCTTATCTTACGCTAGAGGACCCCGTACAGGATGGGGTCGCACAATATACAGGTGCATCGAAGGAAGGAAACTGCTCAATTTATTGTGAAAAGTCAAAAAGGCCGGAGTGTTGCGGGGGATACTTGTGTGCATGGAGAGCAGGGCATGGAGCTGATGAGGATCGTCCAGATCGAAGCCTTATGCTGTTTGAGAGATCGAAGATGATTGGGAATGCACTTGAAGCAAAGCCCATAAAAGACGGCCAAGAAGACACTACTGCTGGCCGGGAAACAATTGACCGCATGTCGGTATCTACTGGTTTTCCTGTCATTGTTTTAAATTTTTATGAGCGTCGTATTCTGCGTATTGCGGGACGTCCTGTAGAGGAGGTTTAAGTCGTGGCAATTACACGTATAGCCAAAGGTGCCATTAGCGATAAATCTAGTGCTCTTACACTAACCATCAACTCTATATCTCTAGATGAAGATACAATGCTGGTTGTTGGTATCGGCTATGATTTTGGTCTTGGTGTTCCTGAGATTAAGTGGGGAGACCATATCCTTGAGCTTGAGAAAGCGAATAGCGGCAATGGGGTTGCGTCTAGGATCTTATCTTTCTATCGTCGCAGGGGCGGCACCGCAACAAATAATTTAGTAGCTACTTGGACTACAACTGCGCCTGAATCCAAGGCCATGTTTGCCACTCAAGTGTTAGGTGCATCAACTGTCGATCAAGAATCGCAGAATACCCAAGTTGCAACTACGTCACCCAATGCTGGGACATCAGTAACATCCCTATTTGACGATGAAATCTTCATTGGCTGTATGGTGTCAGAAGGTCCATCTAATGATGTACCAGGTACACCTTCAAATGGTTATACCTCTGGGCAGCGTGTGGGAACTACAGGTGTACCACCCGTATCTAACGTTACAGTAGAAGAAATTTACAAGATTGTCACAGCAACGGAATCGACACAGGCTGAAATCACAGGAACTGAATCAAGAGACTGGACATGTGTTCTGGGAACCTTTTCCGCAGATCAGTTTCATAGACTAGCTGTTTCTCCTAGTGATGTAACCAACATGATCAATAGATTTCCAGATGCTGTACCTGAGTTGGAACCACGCAATCTGGCTTGGAAGTTCAACAGAAAAGAAAATCGTTTAGAGGTGTACGATATAGATTTTTCTACTGGAACTCTTTTTGCTTATCTTGAGCCAGAAGAAGACTGGACGGTGGTATAAGATGACTGCTGTTTCTGTTTCATTTGATGGAACTCGAATCGATGCCGCAGATGTTGTTGGTAACTGGGATATTCTCGATACCACTACCAAGGCGCTCTTAAACAACGATCTGCAATATCAGAATACAGGTTGTATTTCACGTAAGTTAGCGAAGACATCTATTACCGGTGTAGAGTACGAGGCCGGATCAACAGTCGATTATGTAACAACTCCCAAAATTTTTCTTGCAAAAGTGCTAATTACAACTCCTGGTGCTCTTAATGTTCTTGGCGCCACGGGTGCTAGTATTCGTATCGGAAGTGATCAGAGTAACTATTATCTCTATTATGTAGAAGGTAGTGACACATACCCAGCTAAAGGTGGGTATCGGTTCATTCCAATTGATCCTAATGTTACTGGCTATTGGAGTGCCACTGTTGGCTCACCTGCACTTGGGGCCGTTGATTATTACGCATTCCAAGGACAGGTAACTGCAACCTCATTGGCAGATAATCTTGCAGTAGATGCTATTGATTATTTCGATAGTGGAACAGGACTAACCCTTGTTAGCGGCGATGGTGGGGATGCTGATGGCGCTTTTGCCTCTTTTGTTTTAGAAGATGAAGGGACGTTTGATACTGGTCGTTGGGCTGTAGTTGTAACAGGAGATGCAGAAATTGTTGTTAGGGGTGTTCTTACTATTGGGACAGCTACAGCCACTGTGTTCACAGACTCAAACCAGGTTATTGTTTTCCCAGATGGTAGAGTAAACGCTGGGGCTCTTGGTATAAACTTTGGCTTACAGAGCGCTTCTACTGTTATTACCGTCTCTAACACTCAGTTTTCTGGTCTTGGATTGCCTACTGGATCAGCAGATACTAGACCAGACTACTCTGTGACTGATACGTCTGGATCGCTTAGCCTCGACGCTTGTACGTTTAGTGTTTATAGGGATATTAGCTTAACGAGTGGAGCAACTGTAGCAGGCTGTACAATGCTTGACGGATATTTGATTGATCAAGCTGGAGCAACACTGACAGGGTGTAATATTAGTGGAGCTACTACTATAGATGGAGAAGCGGCTGTTCGGTCTGACGATCCAGAGTTAATTACAGATTGTACATTTGTCTTTAGTAATGGTCATGCCATGGTTCTTACCGCAACTGGCACATATGGATTTGATGCAAATGTTTTTACAGGATATGGCCTCGATAATTCACTTGATGCGGCTATTTTGAATGATAGCGGAGGACTAGTGACCCTTAATGTTACCAATGCCTCACTTCCAACTGTTCGAAATGGGGAGGGATCAACCACTGCACTAAATGTTTCAGTGGATATTGAGATTAATGGCGTTACTGAGGGAACACGCATAGTTATGATTGGAAATGGCGGAGCTGAAGATGGTGTTACTTTGCTATCAGGATATGCTGATGATACAGGAACGGTGTCTGGAACATTCGGAGGAACAACTCCCCAGGTTGTTGTGGTTAGGGCCAGAAATTCTGGTATCATTAATGCTGCTGTGTTACATGATGAAGGTGGACTAGACACTGATTATACTGATGCTGCGCGTGAATCTACTGGCACAAATGATGTAATATTGCTACCGGCTGTTCCTGCAATTGATGATGCCTTCTATTACGGCGGGATTGCTCCGTTTGGGCAGCTACTTATCAATGTTACAACAGCGGGCGACACCTATGTTTTGACCTGGGAATATTGGAACGGGGCATGGATTGCTTTGACCGTAGTTGATTCCTCCAGTTCATATTACTCTTTGGGATGGCATAAGGTAACATTCACTGCCCCAAGTGACTGGGCAACAACAACATTCGCAACCCTCGGCCCGTTTTATTACGTGAGGGCAAGGGTAACATCTGGGGGAGGCACGCAGCCGAAAGCACAGAACATTACATTGAACAATACAGTTAAATATTTACCATTTACGAGCCCCGGATCCATACAGCCAAGTTCTGGTTTAACCTCAACAGCAGTATGGATCGAAGATGTGAACAACCCATAAAACACCACCATAGGAGTAACTAATGAGTGATGAAAAAGAAAACAAGACAGAAGAAAAACCAAAATACGAGCTTAAAGTTTCCCGCATGGATCCAATGAATACGTATTCAGTTGGTGCTGTTGCCGCTCAGTTGGCAGAAGCTATGGAAAACGCAGAAAGATTTCAGGCAGACGCAGATGCTTTTTATGAGCAAGCAAAGGCAGAGCGTGTAAAGATGAAACAGTTACAAAAGTTAATCGTGCAGCTGAATGAACGAGATAAGCAGCGAGCAAAGGAAGCTAAAAATACAGAAGACACGGAATAATATTAGGAGTTAATACATGACCTCCCGTGATGATGTCTCTGTATTATGGTTTTTGTCGCCCCGGATTATATTAGTTGACGATCCGGCCACAGAAATTACTATTCAGGACTTACACGATACTTTGAGAGATATAGAGGATGAGCCAGAAAATATGGTTTATCCAGATCTCATTGCTACGGCAGGCAAAGAGGCACTGGGTGGTGGGGTCTCTGTTGGACTTACCTCTACTTTGAAAAACGCTTATGTTGCTTTTGAATCTCGCACTTTTCCGTTGACCTCTGGAAGAACGGCTACCGCAAACGATACGGATGGGATTATCCTAACTGATTCTGACGGATACTTCGACGGATATGGTATCTATCCCGGTTGTACTATTTTCAATCACAGCACCGGCGACATGGCAACTGTTATGAAAGTGCTATCTGCCACACAATTAAGGCACTTTGCTTTGTCTGGTGGGGTTGGTGGAGAGTGGACAATAGGGGACATATACTCTGTTTATCCCAACATTCAGTGCAGTATATCTGGTGGAAATCTGGTTGCCGTGGATGAAGTAGGGGCAGATATTAGTCCTATTTTGCCGACCGCGAATGTGCAGATCGTTCGTACGGCGTCATCATCAGCTACCTCAACAGACATAGAGGCCATCCAATATTCTTCATACCAAAACGCTGTGTGGGTTAGACCTAGCTCGGCACAAGAAGGAACATCATATCCGTCCGGAACCAGAGAATTTCCCGTAAATAATGTATTAGACGCCGCTGCAATAGCTAAATCCAAAGGATTTAGCGCATTACAAATCCTTGAGAGTATGACTATTGATAGCGGAAGTGATCTGCGCAACTTTACCTTGATCGGTGTATCAAGAGTTGATACGATGTTGGTGATAGATCCGTCTGCCCAAGTCGATAACGCCGGTTTTAAAAATTGCAATATTACTGGAACTTTGGATGGTGGCGCCAGAATAGAAGATTGTTCTGTTGGAGATTTGAATTATGTTAATGGGCAAATTAGAAGTTCTGGGTTGTATGGCGAAATATTTTTGGCTGGCAATGATGAAGCTGTCCTTGTCAACTGTTATACTATTGACCAAGACAGTCCTCCAATTATTGATATGGGCGGATCTGGACAGGATCTCGCAGTGCCTAATTATTCTGGATTCATAACCATTAAAAACCTAACATCTGATACTGAAGAAATAGGTGTTGGCCTTAATGCAGGTCTTGTAATGTTGGACGCTACTATTACCGCCGGATCTATAATAATAGGTGGAACCGGATTACTTATAGATAATTCAACTGGGACTGCTTTGGTAAACTCAGATGGACTTTTAAACAAAGACAATATTGCGTCTGCTATGTTAGACACAAGCCTTATTCCATATACTACAAAAGATACTGTTGCGCACTCATTAAGATCATCGAACTTTCAAAACAAAGTAACCGTAGACGCAATAGATGGGTATGCAGGAACAGATTACCCTCTCGGAACTATATCGTCCCCAGTGAGTAATATTGTTGATGCCGAAACTATAGCGATAGTAAATGGTTTTGACATAATCCACATAATTGGTGATTATAATTTTACTAGTGCGGAATCGGTTTCTTTACTAACTTTCGTTGGGGAGGGAAAACAGAGCTCAACATTTACTTTTAATGCCGGAACTATTCTTCCGTTTTGTCGATCAGAATCCGCTAAAACAGAGGGGCCCGTCACTGGAATGGTTGGCTTTAAAGACTGTCACCTAAACGGCATTATTAGTCCAGGAATAGTGCCAAGCAGCAATACCGTAATTGTAGAGAATTGTTTAATTCAAGGGACCATTACTCTACCATCTAATTTTACCGGAGAGCTTATCGTATTAGATTGCTGGATGCTTCCAACAGGCGCTGTTCCACCGGCATTTGACTTTGGAGACGGAGCTTTTAGCGTTCAAGTGAGGAATCTATCTGGGTTTGTGTCGATACTTAACTGTACTGAACCAAATGATGTTAGAATTTTCTTTAACAGTGGTGGAATTAGGCTGGATTCGACTGTAACGGCAGGAAATTTTACGCTTACTGGTGTTGGAACACTTGTTAACGAATCTACCTCAACAACATCGCTAGACATCTCGGCCTTAATTCATGACTCTATTATTGCAACTGCCGTTTGGGATGAGAATGTTTCTGAACATATCATCACCGGAACAGCAGGAGAAACATTGCGACAGTCTGCATTTCAGGGAAGCGTGTGGATTGATACTAATCCAGGTCGCGGCTCGCCAGGAATTAGTTTTCCAATAGGAACCCCGTTTAGTCCAGTAGATAATATATCTGATGCTTACCAAATTGCTTCTAATACAAATCTCTACTCATTTGGTCTTAATGGGGAAATATCTTTAGAAAATAATATGCAAGGCTTTACTTTTGTTGGACAAGGCTCTCTTTTAAATGATACAATAAATCTTAATGGATATTCTATAACAGATTCTAGGTTTGATAAGGTTAAAGTGGTTGGAGAAATGTCGGGGTCCAATCCTCAGTGGACTGATTGTATTTTAAGCAATGTATCTAATGCAAGTGGCGTTGCAGTAAATTCCGGCATTGATGGCACCCTTACTTTAGGTTTGCCAGGAGCTGTATTTTCTGGAAAGAACCTATCCTTTGCTAGCAATCCAACCACAATAGATGTGGTTGGTGCTGGACGTATAGTACAATTCTCTGGCGAAGGAATTGTTGAGATTGACAATATGGCCACCGGAGCGCCGTTTCCGTCTATCTTACAGGCAGGCTTACAAAGTGGAGAGATGACTTTGAATGCAAGTTGTGCGGGCGGCTTCGCATCACTCGATGGCTCGTTTATTGCAATAGACAATAGCACTGGCACAGTAGTAACAGACCGCTCTATGTCTAAATTTACCATAGCCGATCAGACTTGGGACGAGCTTTTGGTAGATCACGACGGCTATGCTACCGCCGGCGCTGCTCAAATTAGTTCTGTGTATGATAACAGAGTGTGTCTAGATGTGACTAGTGGCATTTCTGGAATCGGTTATCCGGCTGGAACGCATAATTACCCAGTAGATAATTGGGTAGATGCCGAGTTAATTGCTATAGAACGTGGATTTAATAAAATCTGTGTATTGGCACCGATAACATTTTCCTCAACAGATAATATAGATGATTACATTTTTGACGGTGTAAATGTTATTGATACTGTTATAACGATAGATAACGGATGCTCTACGCAGAATACGACATTTATGGACGCTGTGGTAGAGGGCACGTTGGACGGAAAGGTTTTCATACGACATTGTCAAGTATACGAACTGATCAATTTTAAGGGATATGCGTTTGACTCACTGTTCATTGATGATATTGCTATTGAGGCATCAACAAAAACATCTGGAATGTTCAATTGTAGCGGAGGAAAAACTGGAGGAAATCCACTTGAGATAAATATTGGTAGTAATGGATTAGCGATATTCGGCTGGAAGGGCCCGGTAAAATTTGTTGGTAAAACCGGAACCGATCTTACTTATGTAGAGCTTATGTCTGGGCAGGTTAAAATTGACTCGTCGTGTGTTGCCGGAGAAATTACACTAAAGGGCATAGGTAGATTGTCGCTTGATGAGTCTGGAGCCGGATGCACAATAAATACAACCGATTTGATTAATGTAGATACGATCGCAGATCAGGTTTGGGAAGAAGCTATAATAGAACACGATGCTTATGGGACGTTTGGACGAGCACTTGGTTTTACTGTTGCCGCCGAAACTATTGCAACGGGCGGAAGTCCAACTATTATGTTTACCGGCCGCATAGAGCCAGATAATTATTGGAACGACCATCAGGTGGTAATATACGATCGATCCAACGGGCAAAAAGTCATTAGAAACATAGAGGACTACGCTCAGGCAAATGGAGCAATAACTTTCAATACACCTTTACCTTTTACTCCGGTAACGAACGATCCTGTTATGATATTAGCTTCTTCATCTGCCGCTAGTGCCACCATTGACGCTGCTTCAATTGCTGATGCTGTGTGGGACGAACCAAAAGCAGATCACACAGACACAGATACTTTTGGTGATTTACAAAACACAAGTATTTCGTTTGACGGTTATTTAAGTGTCGATGTAGATCCCGAGTTGATTGCGGATGCTGTGTGGGAAGAATCTACGGCGGATCACAATACAGAAAATACTTTTGGCTGGCTAATGAAAGAAATAGCAGACGGGTATACTTCTTCTCAACCACCAGATGCACCTACAAATACCAATGTTACCGTAACAAGAGGTAATTACGCTAATGTAATCACTACGGGTGCTGGACCTGGATCTATCAGGTATATTCCAAAGGGCTTAACTGGTGCCGCTTCTCAAACAAACAAGCTCACCATAAGTGTCCAAAAACGAGAAATCAAAATTAGTTTGGACGGCAGACAAAACTACATAACTTTCCCCGTAGGTATTCATACATTATCAATAGGTTGGATCGGGCAGATTTTTATATCCGGCGCCGGTACGTGGGAAATAATGGCATCCTTTAACTAAGGGGAGATAATATGGGAAGGAGACTTGAGATTGAAGATTGTATCAAATTTGCTGAGTCAAAAGGCGCAAAATTTCTTTCAAAAGAGTATATAAATACTAATACAAAATATGAATGGCAATGTGAAAATGAACATGTGTGGCGGGCAACTTTTCATAATATTAAAAGCGGATACTGGTGCCCACATTGTGCTGGTTTAGCGAGACATACGGTTGAACATTGTATTAAACTAGCAGAGTCTAATAATGGCAAATTTCTTTCGACAGAATATGCAAACTGCAATACTAAATATGAATGGCAGTGTCATAAAGGGCACATTTGGGAAACAACTTCTAATACAGTACAACAAGGATCTTGGTGTCCAAAGTGTGCTGGTGTAGAAAAACATACTATCGATGATTATATTAAACTAGCAGAGTCTAAAAATGGCAAATTTCTTTCGACAGAATATGTAAATTCCAATACAAAGTACATGTGGAGGTGCGAAAAAGAACATGTGTGGATAGCAACTGCTGGCAGTGTTAAAAATGGTTCTTGGTGTCAAGAGTGTAGAAAGGTTGGAGTCGATGGGTGCATATCTTTGGCAGAATTGAATGGTGGTAAATTTCTTTCTAACGAATATATAAGCAGAAGAGCCAAGTACGAATGGCAATGCTCCGAAGGTCATACTTGGTGTGCTACTAGTGGCAGTATTTCACGGGGATCCTGGTGTCCGATGTGCTCGTCTGGAAAAGCACAAAAGAAGTTGTATAAAATTATAGAGGACATTTTTCCAAAACTAGATGTATACAATAACTATCGCGGTTTTGATTGGCTAAAAACGGCAAAAGGCGGTAAGCAAGAAATAGATATTTGGATCCCACATATTAAGTTGGCTATAGAATATGATGGGGAGCAACATTTTATACCGGTTCGGTTTGGAGGGGTGTCGGAAGAAAAGGCGGCAGATAATCTTGAAAATATGGAAAAACTAGATAAGGTTAAGAATAGGAAGATGAAAAAACACTCGGAAGATATAAGTCATTTTATTAGATTTAATTACACAGAGAATTTAGACCTGGATTATGTTAAAAATAAGATATTCGAAGTAATGAGGTAATATGAAAACTGTTGTAATTTCTGATTTACATATAGGTGATCCCAGGCATTTAGAAGATCAGGTCGTTGTAAATAGCAGTCTAAAGCAGTTGGAATTCGATCGTCTAATTTTAAACGGAGACATTATTGATCTTTGGGCAGACTCTTTGGACAATATTAAAACTAATGAGCTGTTCATAACCCTTTGTGAAATAGCACAGAAAAAAGATGTCGTGTGGATAATAGGAAACCACGACAGCGACATACGATATTTTCCGGACGTTTTACCTGGCGCTAAAATGTGTGATTTTTATACAATAAACGGTGAAAAGAAAATATTAATACTTCACGGGAATCATTTCTACGAGCACGAGGACAGGTCGTGGTATACTAGAGCTATGTCGAAATTAAATCTGTTGGCGTGGAAAGTAACAAGGTTTTTAGGAAGAAAATGGAATTACCCCGGCTTCGATTTTCAGACCAGGATTATGAGAAATGAGCTTTGGTATGGAAGATATGCGCACCAGAGAAGAAGATATTTGCTCAATAGATACTCAAAATACGCAGACATAGTTATTATGGGCCACACGCATTTAGTAGGATACTGTGGAGGAAGAGGAACTATACTATATGACGCAGGAAGCACAACAAAAACAAGGACTTACGCCGAAATAAGTGAGAACTGTGAGGTAGCGATCAGGAAAATTTAAGCTATTCTATTAATATCACTACATAAAGTAAGGGCATTGATCTGTCCAATTTTTATTTGGCTCAATATAGGCCAACGGGAGACTCTGTATGTCAAAATTCAATCATTTCTCAAAACTCACGGTATCAACCACTGATTTTGCAGATAAATTCGTTACCTGGGAGTTCATATCAGCAGGGATAATGTTGCTAAATGAAAACAGTAGTGCGTCTGATGTTATTCAGTATAGCTTTGACGGGGAAACTTTGCACGGAGATTTAACACCCGGCACCTTATCAGCGGCTATGAGCTTTGATAATAGAAAAGAATCCAAGATATACTTTCGATTAGCAGCAGGAGCAACCACAGCAGTCGTGAGAGTAGAGACTTGGGCGTAAAAGGGGAGTAATCGATGTCAAAATTTTCAGGCAAGCAAGCAAATAGTATAGCTGGAATGTTTCTACAAGATGGATATTCCGTTGATATAGTGGTGACAGATGTAAACAGATGGTATTTAATGTCTGGAACTACTGTTGCGCACCCAGATAACTCGTTGGAATGGTCTCAAGTAGGAGGAAGATTAACCTACAACGGATCTGGTCCAAAAAAGTTCAAAGTTAGTTTGGCTCTATCTATGTCTAATGATTCAATAAATACAGTCCACGAATATGCGTTACTTAAAAATGGCTCGATGTTCTGTCCGTGTTCAAGAGTATCCAGAAAGTTCGGGATACAAAATGACGAAGGAGCTGTCGCTTCTAACGGAATAATGAGTATGAACACTGGCGACTACATAGAGTCTGTTACTCAAGCAGACGGAGCTTCAACTGCCACAATCTACCATATCACCATAATTGCCCACGAATAAGCGTTTTGGGCAAGTCTATCTACCACAACTAACCCAGGAATTCTATTAATATTGCTATGTAAAGTGAGGGCACAGGTCTATCTTGTGCCAGAAAAGGAACAAGATGAAGAAAGGGATAATTTATAAAGCTACGGCACCAAGTGGAAACGCTTATATTGGTAGAACTATTGGACCTTTGGTTATACGCAAACAAGGTCACAAACAGGACGCAATCAGACACGATTATGCTTTCTCTAGGGCGATAAGAAAGTATGGGGTAGATGGGTTTGAGTGGGAAGTAATATACGAAAATATTCCAGAAGACACACTTAATATGGCGGAGATATGTGCCATTTATACCTTCGACACATACTATGAGGGATATAATTCTACAATCGGCGGAGAGGGTTTTAGTGGATATAGGCACACAAAAGAAGCGAAGAGAAATATGTCAATATCGCGAAAAGCAGCAAAACGAACAATGAGTGATGAAAATAAGAAAAAATTATCCGAACGAATGACGGGCGAACAAAACCCAGCAAAAAGGGCGGAGGTAAGGGCTAAGATATCAAAAGCCAACCGCGGATTGACTAGAAAGGGAACGCCAAAGACAGAAGAGCAGAAACGAGCACGGTCAAAACTAATGAAAGGGAGATTTGTTGGAGAGTTAAACTGGAATTATGGTAAAACACATTCTGAAGAAACTAAAAGAAAGATATCGGAGGCACAAATAGGTCTACAGGTTGGAGAAAAGAATCCGATGTGGGGGAAGAAACATCCTGAAAAAACCAAACAAAGGATGTCTCGGATAGCGATCGAGCGAGAAATGTCTGGCAAAGATAATCACTTCTACGGCAAAAAGCACACAGAAAAGACCAAGGAAAAGATGCGTAAGCCAAGAACTATCACGAAAGAAAGAAAACTATTGTCGTTTGATGAGATGGACGAAGTACGGCGGAAATATAATAGCGGTAAATTTTCGTATCGCAAATTAGCAGATAAATACGGTGTAACAAAAACAGCTATTAGTAATGTAATATTAGTAAAGACACAGAGAAGCAAAGCCTCACTTGAGAGGTATAATAAAAGGAAAGAAACTAAGGAGAAAAAGAAATGACAGAAGAAAAAGTGGAAGTTGAAATGTTTAGGGGGATCATCGCATGGTTCAGCAATTCGAGAGGATTTGGATTCATTGAGCAAGATCATAGTGAGGTAGATATTTTCCTACACTATTCAAATTTGTCCGTGGATGGATTTAAGACAGTTCAGCCAGGGGATCGTGTGTCCTATGAGATTGGAGAAAACCACAAAGGCGCGCAAGCTGTTAATGTGGTTGTCACTGGTAAAGCAGAACCGACACAAGAATAAATATATAGATTAGTATCCGAAGTGAATTGTAAAGTTTGCCTCGGATACTTTTTGTTGAATTAGAAGTATAGGGAGAGAAGAGATGGCAAAAAAGTTATGGCTCAAGAATAATACTGGGTTGGATGTAAGCATTAGTGATTTAGGGGTTAAGGTTCCTGCTTTTGGAACGATCGAGGTTTACGCATATAATCCATATCTCGCCGAAGATAAAGTTAAAGCATCTATGTCAGGTGGAGCTTTGAGCAAAAGATTAGCTGGAAATATCTTAACTGTGGTAAAAAAGGGTGTAAGCAAAAAGCCGCACACGCTTGATCATTTAAAAGAGAGCACCAAAGTCGTTGAGGTTGTTAAGTCAAAAAGCTCAGTTTTCATTGACACAAGAGATGTAGATGTGTTAGAAGATGGTGACTTAGGTGATTTTGCTGATTATGGCCTAGGAGAGCTTGGCCACAAAAACAGTAAAAGTGTAAACGATGGAAATGGTATTGTTGTAGTAAAGCAAAAACAAGACAAGCCGGAAGATGAAGATGAAAGAATACGGACACTAATACAAAAGGTGACCGGTAAGGCCAACCAAAGTGATGCTATAGTGGTAACTTCTGCTGATAAGACTGTAAAGAATGCGTCAGAGGTAGATCTTATTACTGTTAACCCGCCAGAACCAGAACCAGAAGCAGAGCCGGAGGAAGAGTTTGATACCAAAGTTGCTACTAAAAATGAAGACGGTTCAATAGTTATGAAGGTCAAAACTGTAAAGAAACCCAAAACTACAAAAGCTACAGGCAAAAAGGTAAAAAAGGTTACTAAGGCGAAAACCAGCAAGAGTAAGAAAAAATAATTACTTAGCCGGAGATTACATTGTCTGATCGAATAGGAATCCGCGGAAGAATAGTATCTCTTTATGTGCGGTTTAGGGATAGTCTCGGAAACGCTGTGTATGCTGACACAACCCCAACTGTTGAAATTACCAACAGTGAGGGGAC